GTGGCGGTAAGTGCGGAGAACGGCGACCGGGTCAAGGCATGGTTCTGGAAGCCCGGCGACCTGGTCCGGGACCATGAACACCGCGACCGCGCGCCTTACGGGCAATGGTCCCGCGACGGGTGGCTTGAGACGCCGCAGGGCAGGGCGATCGATTACGGGTATGTCGCCCGGACGATTGCCGAGATTGCGGGAGACTATGAGGTCCGTGGCCTGGCATATGATCGCTGGCGGATCGACAACCTCATCCGCGAACTGGATGGGGTGGGGCTGGCATCGTATGTGGACGGGAAGGACACCGCGCCGAGTGGCTTGCGGCTTGTCCCGTTCGGCCAGGGGTTCAAGGATATGGCGCCTGCTATCGACGCCCTCGAGGTGTCGGTAATTGAGCGCCGCTTCGCCCATGACGGAAATCCCGTTCTTGGATTCTGCTTTTCAAACGCCGTCGCGGTCACGGACCCGGCCGGCAATCGCAAATTGGATAAGTCAAAAACGCGGTTTCGCATCGATGGTGCGGTGGCCGCGGCGATGGCAATCGGCCTGAAAGCCCGTGACCTTCAGGGCGAGGCGGCGCCGGAACCGGAGATCGTATTCCTATGAGCATGCGCGATTATCTCCCGGCATGGCTCGGGGGTACAAAAGCCGAAGAGACCGCGCGGCCGCAGGACAGCTACGCCACCACCACGATCACGCGCGGCTCGACGGCGTGGGAGGAACTGTTCGGGCCGGTCGGAACGGTGCAGTACCCTTCCGAAAAGACCGCGTTCACGGTGTCTGCCATTTATGCATGCGTGAACCTCTACGCCGGGGCAATCGCCTCGCTGGTCAAACACATTTACAGGGTCCAGGCGGATGGCGAGCGCGATCGGTCGCTGACGGATCCGCTATGGTGGGTGCTGAATGAAGAAATGACGCCGCGATGGTCGGCTGCGAACGGATGGGAATTTCTCATCCAGTCGTTGCTGCTTCACGGCGACGGTTTCGCGCAGATCATCCGAGACCGGCAGTCGATGCCGGTCGGCCTCAAGCCCATGCACCCGACCTCGGTCGAGGTGGCGCTGAATACGTTCACCGACAGGCTCGTCTACGCATGGACGCCGAACCAGAGCGACGGCGATGCCGGCAAGCGCGTCGTGCTCGACCAGGATGACGTGGTTCACCTGGCGGGGTTCGGATTCGATGGTCTCCGCGGCATGTCGCCCCTGCGCTATGCGCTGCGCGAGGCGGGCGGCGTGGCGATGTCGGCACAGCGTTATTCCAACGCCTTCTTTGCCAACTCTGCGCGGCCTGATTTTGCGCTCCGGACGGAACAGAAACTCTCGCCCGACGCGATCGAAAACTTGCGGACGCAACTGGCCGACAACCACCAGGGCGTCGAGCGGTCATTCAAGCCGATGGTCCTGCAGGGAGGGCTCGACATCAAGCCGATCACGATGCCGGTGAAGGACATGCAGCTGATCGAGACGCGGCAGTTCCAGATTGAAGAGATCGCCCGCATCTACGGCGTGCCGCCGTTCATGATCGGATACAACGAAAAAACGACATCCTGGGGATCCGGCGTCGAGGCGATGGGTACTGGCTTCGTCCGGTTCTCGCTTCGCCAGCATCTCAACAAGATAGAGACGGAACTCAACCGGAAACTGTTCCGCACGGCGGCCAAGCGCATCGAGTTCGATACCTTCGATCTTGAACGCGCAGACATGAAGTCGATGTTCGAAGCCTTCCGCATCGGCATCGGCCGAGCCGGCGAGCCCGGTTTCATCAGCGTCGAAGAGGCGCGGATGCGTCTCAACATGAAACGCCGTCCGGACGGCACCCTTACAGCTGGAGCCAGCGATGCGCCGCAACCTGTCGAACCTTCTACGCCTTAACGCCCGCAAGGGTGAGTTCAGGGCCGAGGCCAATACGATCTGGCTTTATGACGTGATCGTCGGTGACGAGATCGAGGCGGAATGGCTTGGCGGCATCGCGCCCCGTCCGTTCATCGACGCCCTGAAGGGCATGACCGGCCCGGTTCACATCCGGATCAATTCGCCCGGTGGCGACGTGTTCGGCGCCAATGCGATGGCGCAGGCGATGCGGGAATATCCCGGCAAGATCACTTGCCACGTCGATGGCATTGCCGCTTCGGCCGCCTCGATCATCGCGATCTCCGGTGCCGAGACGGTGATGGCGCCGGGTTCCATGCTGATGATCCACAATGCGTGGACGATGGCGGTGGGCAACCGCAACGACCTGATGGACACGGCGGGCTTGCTTGAGAAGGTGGATAGCATGCTTGCCGAAGCCTATGCCCGGAAGAGCGGCAAGGATGCGACCTCGTTCAGCGCCATGATGGATGCCGAAACGTGGTTCACGCCGTCCGAGGCTGTGGCCGCGGGTCTCGCCAACTCCGTCGCATCGGAACCCGCCAGCGCCTCGGCCAAGTGGGATCTGAGTGTTTTCGCCAACGCCCCCAAAGCAGCGGCGCCCCTGGTGACGCGCAAGACCACCGTCACCGAGACAACCGAAACCAGCACCGAGACAACTGTCGAGACCACGGTCGAGACGGAGACGATCGAGGTGCTGTCGGGCGACCCGGCAATGAGTCCGGCTGACGAGGCCCAGAACGCGATTGAGGCCCGCAGACGGCAGCACGCCGCGGCGATGCTTCTCAAAACTGCCTAGCGCCTGCCGCGCCAGACAGGACGAACGGGCTGCTTATGCGGCCTTTTTCATTGCTCAAAACAGGAGTGACCCTATGAGCATTCAGACCCTCCGCGAGCAGCGCGCGGCCAAGGCTAAGACGCTGTCAGACCTTGTTGCAAAGGCCGATTGGAGCGCCGAGCACGACCAGCCCGTCTACGACGCCGGCATGGCCGAGATCGACGCCATCGACGCGCAGATCAGCCGCATCACTGCCCTGAACGAGAAGGTTGCCAACGATGCGATGAACAACAGCGTGATCGAGGCCGCCGAGCGTGCCGGCAAGGACAAGAAGTCGGAAGAGTCCCGCCTCTACGCCAAGTGGCTCCGCGGCGGCGACAACGCCCTGTCGGCTGAGGACTGGGCGACCATCCGCGCCACGATGTCCACCACGACCACGACCGAGGGCGGCTATACCGTCCAGACCGACGTGGCCCGCTCCATGCTTGACGCCCTCAAGGCGTACGGCGGCATGCGCGAGGTGTCCAACGTGATCCAGACCTCGATGGGCAACCCCATGTCGTTCCCGACCTCGGACGGCACGGCCGAGACCGGCGAGATCATCGCGGAGAACACCACCGCCACGGACGCCGACATCACCTTCGGCACGAAGTCTCTGCCGGTGTACAAGTTCTCGTCCAAGGTTGTGACGGTTCCCTTCGAACTCCTTCAGGACTCGAATGTGGACATCGAGGCGTTCGTTCAATCCCGCCTCGTGACCCGCCTCGGCCGCATCACCAACACCAAGTTCACGCTCGGCAGCGGCTCGTCCGAACCCTACGGCATCATCACGGCCGCATCGACCGGCGTGACGGCGTCGAATTCGACCAGCCAGGTCACGGCGATCACCTACGGCTCGGTGATCGACCTCATCCACTCCGTGGATCCGGCCTATCGTGCGCTCGGCAACTGCCGCTTCATGATGAATGACGCGACGGTGAAGGTGCTTCGCAAGGTGCTGGATGGAACCAACCGCCCGATCTTCGTGCCCGGCTATGAGACCGGCGTGCCCGGCGGCGCTCCGGATACCCTCTGCGGCTATCCGATCTCCATCAACCAGGACATCGCCGTGATGGCGGCGGGCGCCAAGTCGCTGCTCTTCGGCGACTTCTCGTTCTACTACATCCGCGACGTGATGGCGGTCGAGATGTTCCGGTTCACCGACTCCGCGTTCACCAAGAAGGGCCAGGTTGGCTTCCTCGCTTGGATGCGCTCGGGCGGCAACTTCATCGACGTGGGTGGGGCCGTAAAATTGTTCGTGAACGCGGCCTCGTAACGATGCCATAAGGCGGGCGGCCTTTGCGGTCGCCCGCTTCCCTTCTCCTTTCAGCGGAAAGCCCAATGGCAAAGAGCCCTTCCACCAAGCAGCCTTCGGCGTCCGTTCCGGCGTCCGTTTCGGTGCGCCTCAAGTGCGTTTACTCGGGGTTTCCGGGTGATCCCGGCCCCGGCGCAATCATCAGCGTCGATCCGGTCGAGGCGGATCGCCTGGTCGAAATCGGCGCTGCCGACAAGATCGACGCCGAAGCCTGAGACAATCCATCCATCCCATCGCAGTGAGGACATCCCATGCGCGACATCCATAATACGAAGATCAACGCCCGCGGCATCATCCCGATCGCCGTCGGCACGACCGGCACCGGCCAGACCGGCAAGATCGTTGACACCGCCGGCTATGACGGCCTCGAGTTCTATATCTCGTATGGCTCGATCACCGCGACGGCCGCGACCTTCACCGTGACGATCAAGGACGGCGACACCACCGGCTCGCTCACGTCCGTGGCCGATGCCTACCTCGCCGGCACCGAGGCGGCCGCCGGCATTGCTGCCGCTGCGACCCGCACCTCTGGCGTCTCCAAGAACATCACAAAGCGCATCGGCTATCTTGGCTCCAAGCGCTATGTGCAGTGCAACGTGAAGAGCACGGCCACCGCCGGCACGCTGATCAGCGTCCTGCCGCTTCTCGGCCATCCGGTATCGGGTCCGGTCGGAGCAGGCGTCTAAAGCATGGGAGTTCCGGATCGCGTTGCCATCCTCGGTCTCGGGCCCTCGCTCGAGACCTTCCTCGACGTGACGAAGAGGATGGGAGGGCGGCGCGGTCTGGTCGATGAGGTCTGGGGCATCAATGCCCTGGGAGACATCATCCAGTGCGACCGCGTGTTTCACATGGACGATGTCCGCATTCAGGAGATCCGGGCGGCGGCCCGTCCGGAAAGCAACATCGCGGCAATGCTGTCGTGGATGCGTCATCATCCCGGCCCGATCTACACCTCGCGGAGCCATCCGGACTATCCTGGGCTGGTCGAGTTCCCGATTGAGGACGTGGTCAACAGCTGCGGCGTTGCCTATTTCAACTCCACGGCAGCCTATGCCGTAGCCTATGCCGTCCACATCGGTGTGAAACACATTGCGCTGTTCGGGTGCGATTTCACCTATCCGAATTCGCATGATGCCGAGAAGGGCCGGGCCTGTGTCGAGTTTCACCTCGGAATTGCCAAGGCGCGCGGCATCACGATTGGCCTGCCGAACAATACCTCGCTGATGGACGGCGTGGCGACAAAGCAGGATCGGCTTTATGGCTACGATACCGTAGACCTCGCCATCAGCGTCGATGATGAACGCTGGACAATCACCAAGACGCCGCACGACCGGCGCCCCACAGCCGACGAGATCGAGCGCCGATACGATCACTCACGGCATCCGAACCCGCTGGCAGAAAAGAACGGTTGACCATGCTCGCGCCTGTCCGCTCCGTTGCCCCGTCCGTTGACCTTGTGACGCTGGTCGAGGCCAAGGCGCATCTCCGCGTCGAGCACACGGACGAGGACACATACATCGGCGGCCTGATCTCGGCCGCAGTGTCCTACCTCGACGGCTATTCCGGCCGGATGGGGCGGGCGCTCCTTGAGCAGACATGGACGCTGGATTTTGACGCCTTCACCGATAAGCTGCGGCTTCCGGTGGGCGACCTGATCTCCGTCTCGTCCGTCACCTATTATGACGCCTCGAATGTGCAGCAGACGCTGGCAACCTCGGTCTGGACCTCGCTGACCGACAGCCGCGGGCCCTATGTCACGCTGAAACCTTCACAGGTCTGGCCCGATGCCTATGCGCGACCGGATGCCATCCGGGTGACGTGGAAGGCAGGCTACGGCACGACCGCGGCGTCTGTTCCTGTCGCCATCAAGCAGGCGGCGCTGTTGCTCATCGGCCAGTGGTACGCGGCCCGCGAGGCGGCCGGCGACAGTTCGATGGCGACGGAACTGCCGTTTGCAGTCGAGGCGCTGATCGCCCCGTTCATCAAAAACCGGATCTAGGAGTTCACCATGACTGACCTCACGATCACCGCCGCCAGCGTCATCGCCGGAACGGGTGCCGAGACGGAGAATGGCAACCTCGGCGCGGCGGTCACTGCCGGGCAGGCGCTCTATAAGAAGGCGTCCGATGGCCTCTGGTATCTGGCCGACAACAACAGCGCCACCGCCGAGATCCGCCAGGCAACTGGCATTGCCCTCAATGGCGGCGGCATCGGCCAGCCGGTGCGGGTGCTCCGCTCGGGCCCGGTGACGATTGGCGCCACCATGACGGCTGGAACCGCATATTATCTTAGCGACACCCCAGGTGGCATTTGCCCGGCGGCGGATCTCGGCACGGGCGAATATGCCTGCCTCGTCGGCATGTCCACCAGCACCACCGTCCTCGACGTTCGCTTCCAGTATAGCGGCGTCCAGCTGTAACAATGGACGCCGGCCGCCTCGATCGCCGGGTTACCCTTAAGCGGGCGACCTCGACCATGAATGGGTTCAACGATCCGGAATTGACGTGGAACACGCTGGCGACGGTGTGGGCCTCGGTTGTTCCGGTCAGCGATGCCGAACGCATGCGTGCAGGCGAAACGCTGGCGGCCAAGCAAAGCCGGTTTACCATCCGCTATTCGTCAACGGTGGCAGACCTTGACCCGAGGGACAGGCTGACGTTCGATGGCCGCGACTACGACATCAACGGCGTGAAAGAAATTTCCCGTCGGGAATATCTCGAGATCACCGCGACCGCGAGGGCCGAGGCGCCATGAGCGTAACGGTGTCGGTGTCTGGCCTAAAGGAACTGGACGAGGCACTCGGCAACCTCCCGAAGGCTACGGCTCGAAACGTCCTCGTCCGCACGCTCAAGAAAGCGGCCGAGCCGATGGTCGAAGAGGCGAAGCGTCTGGCCCCGGTCAGGACGGGGCGGCTGCGCGACAGCATCATGTCCTCGGCACGGGTCAAGAACAAGACCGGCAACTCCGAATATGCCGCCGCCATGAAGGCGGGGCTCGGAAGGGACGCGGCCCGCGCGGCTTTGCTCGCGGCCCGGAGGGCAAACAAGGGCAAGGGATCATTTGCCGAGTTGTTCGTCGGCCCAGCCCGTGGTGGTGGCGTCATCCGCTACGCCCACATCGTGGAATTCGGCAGCGTTGACACCGCTCCGCAGCCCTACATGCGGCCCGCCTGGGAAGCGACCAAGGGCAAGATGCTGGACGTGATCAAGTCGGAACTTGGGAACGAGATCATAAAGGCCGCCCGGCGCGTCGGGCGCAGCAAGAAACAATCGGCCGAGGTCAAGTACCGGGCCTCGATCGCGGCAATGATGGCGGCAGGATACTGATGGAAGAGGCGCTTGTCGCATATCTGCTTGCGGGCACCGGCCTCGCGGCAGTGGTCGGGACGCGCATCCATTGGGTGCGGTCGCCGCAGGGCACGGCCAATCCGCGCATCGTGCTGTATCGGATCGCCGGCCTGCGGGACATGACGCTGAATGACGGCCCCACGGGGTTCGTTTCCAGCCTCGTCCAGTGCGATTGCATCGGCGCCAGCTATGGCAGCGCCAAGGCCGCGGCAAGGGCGCTGGAAGCCCGCCTGAGCGGCTACAGCGGCACATCCGGCGGTGTCCGTTTCGAGGGGGCGTTCCTCACCGGCGAGCGGGATGATTTCTTCGACACGGACACGCCTGACAAGCTGTTCCGGACAAGCCTCGATTTCAACATCTGGACGAAAGGGATTTAACCATGACCTCTACGGCGGTCCTTGGATACAATATCGACTTCGCGATCTATAACGGCTCTTCCTATGTTCAGGTGGCGGAAGTCACGAACATAACGTGGCCTGGATACAAAAGGGATGCCGTTGAGGTAACCTATATGGACTCTGCGTCGAGCTTCCGCGAATATATCGCTGGCTTGATCGATGGTGGAGAAATGACGATTGAGATGAATTGGGTTCCGTCCGCAACGGACGTAATTCTTGCCGCTCTCACTGCCGGAAAAGGTCAATTTAAGTTGACATATAATGGCGGAGTTAATCTCGTCGTGACTGCAATCCCCACCAGTTACAGCATGCAATCTCCGCTTGGGGAAAAGCTATCCGCCTCTGCGACGTTCAAGGTCTCTGGCGTTCCGACCTGGGCGAATTCTTAAGCGATGGCGAACCCTGCTCGTGGCGAGGTCTCCCTCCGGGTGGCCGACGCCGAATACACCCTCAAGTTCTCGACCAACGCAATCTGCGAGCTCGAGGAGCGCCTCGACAAGGGGCTCAACACCATCATCGCGAACATGGAGCGCGTGGCAACCGTCCGCGCGCTTCTGTGGGCTGGCCTCCGTGCACACCACCCTGACGTGACGATCGCCACGGCTGGCGAGCTGATCGATCTGGCGGGTGTCGCACCGGTTACCGAGGCGATCGGGAAAGCTCTCACCGCGGCGTTCCCCAAGGTATCCGACCCAAACGGGTGAGCCCGGAAGAGCGAACGGACTGGGAAGATCTGCACCTCACCTGGGTGTCGGCCGGCCTCGATCCATCGCGCTTCTGGGGACTGACTCTCGCCGAGGCGGAGCGTGAGTTCCGCGGCCTCGCCCGGATCCGCGAGCGCGAGACCAACGAGCGGATCTGGCTGGCCTGGCATATCGTCGCCCTCGACCGAACGGACCGCCTTCCGAAGCTGGAATCGCTCCTCGTCAAGAAGAGCGAGCCGAAGCGGAAGCAAACCCCCGAGGAAATGCTTCTCGCCATGAAATCCATCTTCCTTGCCTTTGGCGGAGACCCCGCACAGATGGGACTGAGTAAATGAGCCAGGCTCAAATCGGCAATCTGCAAGTGGCATTGGGCATCAATACCGCCCAATTCTCTGCCGGCCTCGCTCAAGCTCAGGGGTCGCTTGCCCGTTTCGGCAGCACTCTCAAGACCTTCGCCGCCGCTGCCGGGGCGACCCTCACCCTTGGCGCCGTTGGCATGGCGATCAAGGCCAACATCGACCACATGGACGAGCTGGGCAAGGCCGCCCAGAAAATCGGCATTCCGGTCGAGGAGCTGTCGAAGCTCGAATATGCCGCCAAGCTCGCCGACGTGTCGCTGGACGATCTCACCAGCACCATGGCGAAGTTCTCGAAGAACATCTCCGAGATCGCTGGCGGCGGCCAGAACGACGCGGGGCAGGCGCTCCAGGCGATCGGCCTGTCGGCAGTGGACGCCCAGGGCAAGCTCATTCCGACGACGGCGCTCCTCGAGGACATTGCCGACGAATTCTCGGTGATGAAGGACAGCGCGGCGAAGACCGCGCTTGCCATCGCCCTGTTCGGCAAGTCCGGCGCCGCGATGATCCCGCTTCTCAATGGCGGGCGGCAGGCGATCCGTTCGGCCGGCGTAGAGCTCGAGCAATTCGGCGGTGTCGTGACCGCAGAGGCTGCAGCCAGGGCGGAGGAGTACAACGACAACCTCACGAAGCTGCAGACGGCATTCAACAGCCTGCTGCAAGAGGCGTTGACCCCGATCATCCCCAAGCTGACGGAACTGACGACCAACCTCCTCGAGCTGATCAAGGTCGGCTCCCCGCTGCGGCAGTTCATCACGGACGCGGCGACGTGGTTTGAGGAGTGGGGACCGTCTCTCAGCAACACCAAGAGAGAGATCGAGGGCATCGCCGAGGCGCTGCGGTATCTCGGCGTGCTGGATCCGAAGCCTCTGGAAATAAATATTCCGGGGGCGGACCTTGCCCCGCCTGCCCCTGAAAAGCCGAAGCAGACCAAGGATGCGCCCATTCTTCCCGATCTTTCCGCGGCGAAGAAGGCGGCGGACGAGGCAGCGCGGGCGCTGGAACGTCTCAAGGATGAAGGTCAAAGCGTATGGGAAGATACCCGCACGCCGCTCGAGAATTACCAGCTCGGCCTCCGTAACCTGAATGATCTGCTTCAGCAAGGTGTCATCGATCACGACACCTATTCCCGCGCCATTCAGAGCCTCCAGGCCGAGTTCATGGCGGCGGATGTCACGTTTCAGCAGATCGGTGAGGACTGGCAGACCCTGAGCGAGCAGCTGGCGACCAGCATGCAGGAAACCCTTGGGCAGACGATCGAGGGGCTTGCCGACAGCATGTCCTCGATCTTCGGTGTGATCGTCTCCGGCACGGGAAGCGTGAAGGACGCCTTTGCTGACATGGGCCGAAGTGTCGCCCAGACGCTCGAGCAACTTGCCGCCCAGCTGCTCAAGAGCAGCATCATCACCCTGCTGAAGTATCTCCCCGGGCTTCTGGCAGGCGGTGGTGGCGCCGGCATCAACTTCGGCGGCATGACCTTCGGCGGTCTCTATGCCGATGGCGGCAACCTCGGATCCGGCAAGTGGGGCATTGCCGGCGAGAACGGCCCCGAGATCATCCACGGGCCCGCCAACATCACGCCGATGGACAAGGGCGCAGGCAGCTCGAACGTCAACGTGACGGTGAT